CTTAAAGAGTTAAAAGGTCTTTTAATAAGCTCTAGAGGTAAAGACGTAGTAGAGAAAGCCTTAGAGATCGCAATGAACGATGAACACCCTCATCAAGGTGCGATGATTAAACTGTGTATGGATAGATTACTCCCTGTTTCTTTGTTTGAGAAAGATAAAGCTCAGAGGAGTGCGGTGACTATTAACATCACAGGAATTGATAGTCCGCAGGTTATTGAAGGAGAGAAGATTGGCTGACCTTAACTTTAGCCTTCTCCCCTGGCAGAAAGAAGTCTTCCAACATAAAGCTCGATTTAAAGTCATAGCCGCTGGACGCAGGTGTGGTAAGTCACGTCTAGCAGCGACTGCTTTACTCATAGAAGGGCTTAGATGCCCTGCTGGTAGTGCGGTTTTATACGTCGCTCCTACAAACGGCCAAGCTAGACAGATTATCTGGCATGTTTTAATGGAAATTGGTCGTGACGTAATCTCGAATAGCCACATAAATAACATGGACATTACTCTAGTCAATGGAGCCATGATCTACGTTAGGGGAGCTGACAGACCGGACACCTTACGGGGCGTTTCTTTAACATACGCAGTTTTGGACGAAGTAGCTGATATTAAACAAGAAGCCTGGGAACAAGTTATCCGAGCTTCTCTAAGTGATAAAAAAGGCCGAGCGATCTTTATCGGAACTCCCAAAGGACGTAATTGGTTCTACGACCTCTTTAAGTTAGGAGAAGCCGGAGAGGATGAAGACTGGAAGTCTTGGCACTTTACCACTAAAGACAATCCTTTAATCGACCCTAAAGAGATCGAATCCGCAAAAAAGACCCTAAGTACCTTTGCTTTCAAGCAAGAGTACATGGCTTCGTTTGATAACGCTGGAAGTAATTTATTCAAAGAGGAGTGGATTAAATATGGCAAAGAACCAGAAGGCTCGTACTTCATCACCTGCGACCTCGCGGGGTTTGAAGATGTCTCAAAAACGAACGGCACGAACAAAAAGCTCGACGAATCAGCAATCGCTGTGGTCAAGGTTACTGACGAAGGTACTTGGTTTGTTAAAAAAATAGAACATGGACGTTGGGACATTAAAGACACTGCTTTTAACATTCTCAAGTGCGTTAAGGAATATAAGCCTGTACACATAGGCATTGAAAGGGGCGCTTTGAAGAACGCAGTCCTACCCTATCTCAGTGACTTAATGCGAAAATATAATGTATATTGTCACATTGAAGATTTGACTCATGGTAATAAGAAAAAAGCCGATAGGATTATATGGGCTTTGCAAGGCAGGTTTGAGCATGGAAAGATCGTTTTAAACGAAGAAGAAGATTTTGACGAGTTTATTGATCAATTATTGATGTTTCCGTCAAAAGGTGTCCATGACGATCTTCCAGACGCTTTGGCTTACATGGATCAATTAGCAGTCACCTCTTATTTTGTTCAAGAGGATGAGGATTGGGAACCGATTGATGTGATTTCTGGCGTTTGAGGACAAATATGGAAAATATCTTTGAGCAACCCTCTGAAGAAGATAAAGAGATTGTTGCTTTTGTAGTAAACCATTGTGATCGGTGGCGAGACTACAGAAATACCAATTACTTAGACCTTTGGGATGAATACGAACGTATTTTCCGTGGTGAATGGGCTGTAGAAGATCGAATGAGGGACTCAGAGAGGAGTCGTATCGTGACTCCCGCCGCCCAACAAGCCGTAGAGACTCGTCATGCGGAGATTATGGAAGCAATCTTCGGTCAGGGCGAGTTCTTTGACATTGAAGACGATATTAAAGACGTAAACGGAAACCCGTTAGACGTTGAGATTATTAAAAATCAACTCAATGAAGACTTCAAACTAGACAAAATCCGCAAGTCTATCGACCAAATTGAGTTAATGGCCGAAATCTATGGCACTGGTATTGGTGAGATTGTCGTAGTCACTGATAAAACCTTTGAACCTGCTACACAACAGATCCCAGGCCAACAACAAGCCGCTATCGGTGTAGTAGAAAAAGACCGAATTGGCGTAAGAATTGTACCTGTAAATCCTAAAAACTTCCTTTTTGACCCTAATGGTACGTCTATTGAAGACTGCTTGGGTGTTGCGATTGAAAAGTATGTCTCAATCCATAAAATCGTCAAAGGACAAGAAGACGGTATTTACAAAAAGGTAGATATTGGTACATCTCCTGAAGACGATAGGTTAGAACCGACTCAAGAAGTCGTACAGTATCGTGATGATAAGGTAAAACTCTTAACTTACTACGGTTTAGTACCTAAAGAGCTTCTTTCTGGTAAAGAAGAAGTCGTAGAGTTATTCCCTGAAGAATCCGTACAAGACGAATACGACAATCTTGTAGAAGCGATTGTTGTTATCGCAAATGACGGGATTCTCTTAAAGGCTGAAGAATCCCCGTACATGATGAAAGATCGTCCTGTTGTCTGTTATCAGGATGATACCGTACCCAATAGGCTCTTAGGTCGCGGAACTATCGAAAAAGCCTACAACATGCAGAAAGCCATTGACGCGCAAATCCGCAGTCACTTGGATTCTCTGGCTTTAACGACCTCTCCCATGATTGCAATGGACGCAACCCGTCTTCCGAGGGGTGCGAAGTTTGAAGTCAAGCCTGGTAAAGCGATTTTAACTAACGGCGCTCCTAATGAAATTCTATATCCGTTCAAGTTTGGTAATACGGATGGAAATAACATCGCTACCGCTAAAGACTTCGAGAGGATGCTATTACAAGCTACGGGTACTTTAGACTCTCAAGGTATGGTATCTCAAGTCGCAAGGGATGGTCAGTCAATGTCTCTTGCGGTAGCTACTATTATCAAAAAATACAAACGGACTCTGGTAAACTTCCAAGAGGATTTCTTAATCCCGTTTATCAAAAAAGCCGTTTACAGGTATATGCAGTTTGATCCTGAACGGTATCCGTCTGTAGACTTTAAATTCATCCCGACCGCTACGTTGGGTATCATTGCTAGGGAATATGAACAACAACAACTCATTGGACTTTTACAAACACTTGGCCCCAACACGCCTGTTCTGCCTATTGTTCTCAAAGGCATACTGGCTAATTCTAGTCTGTCTAATCGCTACGAGTTAATTGCGACTCTTGAGCAAATGGCTCAACCTAATCCTGAAATGCAGCAACTTCAGATGGCGAAAGAACAACTCGCGCTTCAAGCAGCACAAGCACAAATTGCCGTGGATACGACTCAAGCCGAACAAAATCGTGCGGAAGCTACTAAACTTGCTGTTGAAGCTCAACTCATGCCTAAAGAGATTGAAGCTAAGACTATGGCCGCAGTTACCAAAAACCTTCCTACTTCCGACGATCTAGCCTCTAAAGAATTCGATAAACGAGTAAAGATTGCCGAGTTAATGTTAAAAGAAGCCGACATTAAGAATAAGTCTAAGATTGTTGAGCTTCAAATGGCAAATAAGCAGGAAAATTTACGTTCAGTAGAAAATGATTTTCTTGAGCAACTGTCTGGAGCATTAAAATGAGTTTGTTGCCAAATTTAGATGAACTTAATGATGAACAAAAAATGGCTGTTCTTGAGTCTGTTCAAAAATCAATAGCTCAAAGCAAAGAAATTCAAAAACGTAAAATTGCAGAAAATGTTGATTTAGTAGTTCAAGCGTTAAAAAAGATTGAAAGCGACATTCGCTCTCGTTATGACGATGTTGGAAATGCTATTGAAAAACGAGTAGCTTCCATTAAAGATGGTCGTGACGGTATTGATGGTAAAGATGGTAAAGATGGGAAAGACGGTAAGCAAGGAAAAGACGGTCGGCCTGGTCGTGATGGTAAAGACGGTAAAAATGGTTTAGATGGCGCTGATGGACAGGATGGTATTTCTGTAGTTAATGCTCACATTGATTTTGATGGCAGTCTTGTTATTCATTTATCGTCTGGAAAAGAGATAAATGTTGGAGAAGTTGTAGCTCCAGACCTTGCTGAAAAAATTAAAGTCATTACCAATGGCGGAGGCACTTCGCAGACTGTTCTGGATACGCTGGCTTCACTACAGGCGCAGATTGATGCTCTGATACCTTCGCAAACCGGAAATTCAGGAAAATTCCTTACCACTAACGGCTCGACGCTTTCTTGGGCTTCCGTTGCTGGTGTGATTAGTTATCAAGGCACATGGAACGCGACCACCAATACGCCTACATTAGCCTCTGGTGTAGGAACCAATGGGTATTACTATGTAGTAGCTACAGCAGGGTCTACTAATCTGGACGGTATTACCGATTGGCAGATTGGTGATTGGTTACTGTTTAATGGAACCGTATGGCAGAAAATTGACCAAACTAATTTGGTTATTTCTGTAAACTCGCAGACTGGCGCCGTAGTGTTGACCACTACAGATATTGCTGAAGGAACAAACCAATACTACACAGATGCTAGAGCTAGGAACTCACTTGTTGCTGGCACTGGTATTTCCTATAACTCTACAACTGGCACGATCACTAATTCTGCTCCAGACCAGACTGTTGCATTGACTGGAGCAGGAACAACTAGCATAAGTGGAACATATCCAAACTTTACGATTACATCAAACGATCAGTATCAAGGAACAGTAACATCTGTTTCCCAAACATTTACTGGCGGGTTAATTTCCGTAAGCGGATCACCAATTACCAGCACAGGAACGCTTGCCCTGACTGTTGCCGGAACTTCTGGTGGTATTCCGTATTTCTCCAGCGCAAGCGCTTGGGCATCCTCCTCTGCATTGGCCGCAAACTCTCTGGTAATTGGTGGTGGCGCTGGCGCAGCCCCTGCAACAACTACCACTGGAACCGGAGTTATTACTGCTCTTGGCGTTAATGTAGGAACCGCAGGAGCCTTTGTTGTAAACGGAGGCGCTCTTGGAACTCCGTCCAGCGGGACTGTCACAAACCTCACCGGCACCGCGTCGATCAACATTAACGGAACGGTAGGCGCTACGACTCCGACTACTGGTGCGTTTACTACGGTATCCGCTTCCACTTCTGTTACTACG